ACATTATAGTTTTTGTTAAACCGTTTACCTGTCATTTTATAGATAGTATCTTGGTTTAAGTTAATCTCCATTTTATAGTCATTGGTGTAAATGATAACATTGACATCACTATCGATAAAGTTTTTTACTCTTGGCAATTTAGTAAAAACATCTTCTGCTTTTTTAATTGCAAGGACATCACTTTTAGGTAATAGTTTCATGCCTTCGACTAAGTCGCTGACTACATATTTTTTTGGATTTAATATGCCTAGCATAATTTTAGCAGCGGTCTCATCCTCGGTAATAATATGAGGATACTTCTGCTGCTTATACTTGCCTGTTATGCTTTTGATTTCGCCTGTCCAGTCGTCATAGTAAACATAGTATTTTGGTAACGGTTTACTATCATCTGCTATTTGTATTAATCTTGGCTCTGATGACATCTAATATATCTTCTGTTAAAAATGACTTATCATGATAATGTATGATACCGTTATTGATTCCGTAGTTTTCGATAATCAGTTTCATATCATCTGTATACCAATGATTTAACATTTCTGTCCAATTAATCGGTATGTCTTCATTCCATAACCATTGGCTTCTTAAGTCTAAATCGTATAGGTTATTTAAGTTAATACTTACATCACGGTTTACATCTAATAAATGAGTAACAATGTTTGCTAAAATGTTTTTATTAAACGTAGTAGGTTTTTTATCCGTTAGTAGTTTACTATATACATCTCTCCAATTTTGGAACACAGGGTCTGCCATTTTAAACCATTCAATTGCCAATGGCGAACTACGCTGAAAATAGATTAAGTTATTAAAATTAGTAGGCAAGTTGTAATGAATTTCAATATCAAAATATTTGCTATAATTGATAAGATTGTTTCTAAAACTTCTAGCTAAACTAGATACTGCAAATCCGTCTGTTACAGACATTTGATCCCATAACAACTCTATGTCAACATTGTTGAATATAGTGTCGTAGTCTGCGTAAATGGTTTCATCAAAAGGCGTAGCATGAATTAGCTGCCATAAGTTCATGCCATGAAAACCATCTTTATATGCAGTATTACCGAATGGCAACTCTGTTATATAATCAAACGCATGGAAGTATTTAGAAGGGACTAAATCTGCTTTGCCGTGGTCAACAATTAAACAAGTCTCGGCTTTACTATCACTAGCTTTGATACTCAAAGCAAGTCCGTAACTGTATTTTATCATATCTCTTTCGGTATTAATACCTAATGTTACAAATCCTTTAGACATTCATATTCGCCTGTAATTTCTCAATGAGAGTATCTGCATGTCTACTAACAGCACGTTTATTCATAACATGTATGTTTGTTTTTTCAGTTCTGACCAAGGTATTTTTCCATGGTTCTCGACGGTCATGACTTAAAAATATAAAATCGGTTGTATCTTTGACTTCTATTAGGTCGTCCTTTTGATCCATGTTAATCAACGGCACAGACATGCCGTCAACAAATGATTCATTGGTAAAACCATTTAACAGATGTGCAGCAATACTTACACAAAAGTCTGTTCTAAACAAAGCAGGCGGAAATTGATATAACAAGTAGTAATAATCCCAGTTGTCTTTTACATGTGACCATATATCGAAAAACAATTCTGCTTCGTCACTTTTATCAAAATAAACTATAGTAGACCACCAATGGTGTATGCCGGTTTCGTTTAAATCACACTCGTTCATATAAGGGCGCTGGCCTTCGAGGTATATAGCATCCCTGTGTAATGCAACAGGTGTAGTAGTGTTAAACAAATAATCGTAAAAGTTATTTTGTATAAAGTAATCAGTGTCTATTAGAAGAGTTTTGTTGTAAGGAGATAAGTGAAAAATATCATGCTTGTTACTATTGCTAAATTGAGCATTAAATTCAGTCCACGGGCTGTCATAATGTTTTCTAGGATTTGGTCTATGGTCAACATCTTGAATCACAACATTGTCAAAACAATAATTGTGCCACTTAGTGTTTACACTTTCTTTTAACCACGCATACCCGCCATTATCTGTAATAAGCGTTACAGAATTATTTTCCATATTTTGTTTAACATACGCAGCCGCTATATGAGATATTTGTATATAATCAAGCTGACTGTTATTATATGCAAACATGCATACACCGTTCTCTTCTTGACTCATTACCAATCCATTAACTTTTTAATATTTCTTGCCTTATTGACTTTGTCTAGAAGCGTTAAATATTCATTTGTTGCTTCAGTGTATTTTTCAACAAGTAATTCAAAGAATTCCTGCAAATCGTCGATTTTGATAGGCGTTTCTTTAGTGTCTAAAACAATGGCAGATTTTTTGCTAGCGGATATTAACCCACTAATAAAACCGATAGTTATTGGATCGGCTATAAAACTGCCGTTATTATAATGCACTAATTGTAACATTTGCATTCTACTGCGAATGTTACGTTTTTGGTTTGCTAATGTTTGTCTGTAGTTTGCAAAGTCTAGAGCTTTTTCGAGTCTCTCATCCATGCGAGTTTCTCCTTACAATTAACTACTATTATAACTATTTATGAGGGTTGTGTCAAGCTATTTTTAGCTATCGTCCATGGTGTTAAAGTTGTCAGTAATCACAACATAAGGATCTGGATTAACATCAAATGTTGCAGATCCTGCCCAACTAGTTCTTGTTATAGTGTCGGGCATAAGATATGTAAAACTAGCTGCAATCTGTCCGTCAATAGTTTGGTCATATGCGGTGTCATCTAATACTACTTTAAAATGTAGTTCGGTGCCACCGTTTGCCCACTTACCATAAATTTTAAATCTTAAACTTGCATAGCTGCTGTATGCACCGTATGACGATGCATACACAGAAGTTGCATAAGCACTGTATGCACTAGGCGGACAATAATGATAACCTGTTGTGTAGCCTGTCATAGGATTACTTACAAATCCGTAATAGCCGCCGCTGTAACCATAACCATATCCATAACCATAGCCGCTAAGATTGACAGTTACACCTGCACTTTCAAATAGCAGACCTTCGTTAGTTGATGTGTCGCTACCGTCGCCGTAATTTTCAGTTAGCTGATAAAAACCTTTACCGTAACTTGTGCCTGCAGTGTAATGGTTGTTACTTTGATACAAGTTGTCAACAGTAAATGTCAATACACCCATTTCGTTAATAACATCGGACCAGTTGTAGTAACCTGCAGTGCAGCCGCCCGACATTTCTAACTGTATACGTAATTGTCCACCGCCATTAAAAAAATGTCTTGCATGACTGTAATCGTCAAAGACCCACTTATATTCTCCGGTGATTTTATTTGTCCACGGAGCGGTTCTTTCCATATCGCTAGGTGTCTGAGTTGCAATTAACAAGCTAGCGTTAGTTGGATCTACAGTATTATATCTATAGTTAGGTATGACACTGTTATTGATTTTATTTTCAACAACGTTCAAATCTTCTGCACGAATTAGTGCATATTTGTCTACTGTAGTTCTGCCGGTTGGCACTGCAAATATTAAAATAGTATCAGTTATGTTAATGTGATCTACCATTACATTAACACGATCAACCAAATATTGTAATCTGTCGGCTGTTATCAACTCTCCGGTAGCAACGTTGTTAGCTAAATTTACAGCACCCCAGCCAAATCTATAATTACCGTAAATTGCCGGAGCACCGTTTATATCATTGCCACGACTAATATTTGCATATTGCGATGTATTAAATGCAGGTGTTGTGGCGCTTGCTTCTGCAGAAGTCAGAGGTGTAGCAGTAGGATAGTTATCGCCGAACACTTTGTTTACAAGTGTTGCGACGGTATTGTATTCACTACCGTATACTTTTGACCCCGGAGTAACAGTCATTACTTACTTTGCTCCTACGACTACTTCGACTATACCTGCGTCGAGTGTATCTTTACTAGAAAGAGCTCTGCCAATAATGCGTCTATAATCTCCTAATTCTGATGGATATGCTGCACGAGCATGGCCTGCAACATCACTTGTTACGAGCCTTTCGCCTTTATTAATAATTCCGATTACTTTACATGGAACACGACCAGCTAATGCGACATAAGGATGTGTTGCATCATTTCCGGCACCGCTGTTCATTTCAAAGCCAGGAGCAGTAGAAATTATACCGAACACATTTATGCTAGCTGGTTCAGTGGATTGTGTTATTTCTTTTTCACCGCCTAATATCACAACAGTTCCAGGTTCGTATTCTTTATCTGCAGCATAACGCTCTGCAAGGTCAGCATATTCAGCACTTGTAGCAGTGCCTCTAAATTTATAGTTTGCTGTAGTATTCATATTGTCGCCTGCTTGCAAAACAGGAAACTGTGTGCTTAACAATGTTAAGCCGTCTTCTAAATACTCAGTTGTTGCCGGTGTCCATGCAGTAGTGTCACTGACTTGTATAGTAACGATTTCGCTATCGACTATGGTTTCTATTGTATAATGGTAAACCCCTAATGTGTCAAGTCTTCTTCTTGCAACAACTCGAGTTCCGCCGGCCTGGAAGCCGATCGGCCACCACGTGCCATTGTCATACAAGTATAGCTGACTTTCAGTAGTGTTATACCAGAGCTGACCTTCGTTTGGGTTTATAGGTGCAGTAGTATCTGCACTATTTGACAATAGTTCTAAAAAATTTTCATTTAACGCTTCGCCGAACCTGCTATAATTTCTTCCAATAAGTTTTAATGTAGTGCTTGTGTCTACTGTTCCATCGTTAATAATAATCGGTGTTTTACCTGCATCTGGCCAATCAACTGTATACGGCATTTTCTCTTCCTTTATACATCACTATACGATGTTCTAATTCTTAAAGTATATATTACTTGGATTTTTCTATTTGCGCTCTTCTGAACTGGATGGAAAATCACATGAGTTAACATTGTGTTATTTGCAGTATAAAGTGCAAGTTCGTCAAAAACATAAGTGCCGTTCATATCAGTGCTTGTATCTAATGTATCTTGACCAGCTGGCTGGTTATAATCAAGTGTGCAAGTTACTACAACATCGCTATATAACTCTCCGCTAGTATGGGTTACTTCAACACTGTTAGTTGCTGTTCCGGTGATTGCTTCATCTACTGTTTGTGCATATGTTTGATTATACAACGCACCTGTTGTTAAGTTGGTATTTGTTGCTTTGTAAGTAACAGCACCCAACCCATCAATGATCGTGCCGCCATTACCAAAGCGCATTTGAGCGATTGCATAAGTGCCAACGCCACCCGACTCATTTGCTAATAAGTTTGCAAGCGCAATACTCATATTTTCATAATTAATAGCATTACGACGACGAACTAGGATTTCGCCGTTGTCAGGATCCCATATTGTAATATGTCCTTCTATTCCGAATACTGGTTTTTCAATTATCTTACTCATAGTTTTTTTCCATTTATAATATTTATAACGTTCCGGAACCTGCATTTCTTATGAATATATGCATAGGTGTTGTTCCTGTTGCACTCAGGCTTATTCCTGTATCATTATAGGCAAACCCTAAACCATTACCGTAATCGATAAAATGTTCTAAGGTTGGTATCTTGTAAACCCAGCTTGCATCTGTCACTGTTGCACCAGAAGTATGTGTTGTTGCACTTGTTCCAAGAGTTCCTCTTGTGCAGTAACGTAATGTGTTACCTTCTATAGCACGATATTCGATGCGTTCGTTATCTATCCATACAACACCAACTTGACTTTCAATAGGTGTAGTTAACGCTGCTGCCGACGCAACAGATATAGTTGTGGCAGACGCACTCAAGTTACTTGAAAGCGTTGTCTTTGCAGTGTCGACAACAACAGTGCTTTCTTCAATTTGATATGGAGAATAGTAAATCATATCAAAAGTTCTGGTATCGCTGGTTACAGTGCTGCCGCTGCTGTTTGTTTGAACACGTATACGTATATTTTCTGAGTAATCAACTGGATATAACTCTTCTCCCCAGTTATCTCTAACAACGGTGTTGAAGCCGTTTGCTTCGTATATATATTCGATTGCTGCATCTAACGTTGTAAATGTTGAGCTGTCAGTATTAGTTACAACACTTGTAAATGTGCCGCCAGTTAAGATTTCGTCAAAGTCTTCGAAATCCTTAACACTATGATCGTTATAACGAAGCGTGATTTCCGCATTGTAATCTACTTCGGTTATTTCAACATCATTTTCGTCAATGTGTGTTACTGCACGGTCAATACTATGCAACTTAGTGTGGTAAGGTTTGATAGAGTTGAAGAACTCTTCGACCACTTCGGTTCCAGTTGGCTGATAATGTGTCGCATCAGTTAATACTGGATGTTCTATGCGAATTTTTGCATAGGTTGTTTTGAATGCAAAGTCATCTGTTGTGTTGTCTGTAACACAATGATATAAGCATTTAAACCATAATTTGTTATAGAATGACTTGTATTGACCCACAAACACTTTGTTTCTTAATAAATCAAATATTGCTTTAATAATAGGACTAGGCTCGGCATCAAAGCCGCTCATGTCAAACGGTCCAACGTCGAACCCATAACCAAATTTTTCTAAATTCCAAAGCTCTTCACTTAACTGTATTGTGCCTTTTGATTTCCATTGAATTACCCATTCGTTGTTAACTAATTTGTAAATCTCTGGTCTATTTACACCGTCGCTGTGAATCGAAGTTTTAACATAAACAAGTGTTCCTTCTTCTGTTGAAATTGGGTCTTCGCCTAACACTGGAATCAACTCTTGTTTAGTATCTACATATAAATCTGGAAGAATAGTTTTATCAAATACGTTTAACAACGATCCGTCGCTGTTGTATTCTTTACGATACCAATCGGTATAAATCCAATACTTGTCCATGTCGTATTCGATAATTCCATCTGTTATGATTTCTTCGAAAACTGTGTCCCAGTCTGGCAATTCGTTAATTACACAAATTCTAGCTAAAAGATCATTTGCTGCATGAACAAAATTCTGTCTTGCAGTTTTTAAATCTCTCACTAAACTTTGATTTGGTCTAGTTAAGTGACCATATCTATTGAACGGATGCAAGTTAAGATCCGGAAGAGGTTGCCCCATCCAGACATCTATGTCGTTTGCTGGTGTATCTGCCGGCAATTCGTATTCGTAAATACGTCTCCACCAAGTCATTGCAGTGTCCGCTGATGGTGTGTGGTTTAGGTTACTATTTTTTAAGCTAATGTAAAAACGACCGCTACCATCAACTACTACATCATCTATATTGTATGTTGTTGACCCGCTGTAAGTTGTGTATGAATAACGTTTTACTGCATTGTTCCATCCAACAATGCTATCACGAATTTTTATGTGTAGTTGTTCTGGAATTAATTCTACAGGATCACTGTCATGTAATAACACCCATTCACTAAGTGGGAGCGCATCGCTTTCAACTATCTGATTAATTTGAATTACAGTATTATCGCTGACAACTTTGTCTAGATTGTTAATCAACAAGTTACTAGACTCAGACGCTGCTACCCAAAGTTGTTCAAAACTATTCGGATTCTTTAAATAGTTCGATAGCTGCTTTGTATTGTAGACTCTATTACCGACAATATCTAATTTATTCTTAACCCAGAAATAATAAACAGTTTTAGATCTATTTTGCACAGGATCTACAACTGTTTGTTCTGACCAGTAGTAGACATACTCGTCGTTATTTTTAACTTTGTAAACTTCTCCGGTAACACGTTTTCCATTAATGGTTGCATTAGCTTTTACTAACTGTTCCCATTGGTCTGGCAATACTGTGCTTTCGGTCCACTCGTAAATATCAACCGAAGCACCATCAAATAATCTGCCCCAGTTGTTTTGCTGGTAGTCAATTGGTCCTTGTTCATAATCTAAATAGATTGCTGTATTTAGGTCCCACCAACGTAGTCCTAGTTGATCTGCACCCCAGGTTTTTCTCGATTCGTTACTTCCGTTAACACTATCAAAATTGTAAACTGCAAAATCTGCAGTGGTTGCAAAATCTATCTCATTGTCAATGAACCCAGGTAGTATACCTTTTGCAGGATCAAATGTTTCAATAGTAGTAATTAGTGTTTTATTGATCGCATCATATACCTTAACGTTTTCGATTAAATCGTTACGTGCTTGTGCGTTGCCTTCTCTAACTAGTTGCCAACTGCCGTTATGGCCGGTGACTGTAGAGAAGCTACCATAAAACTTGTAAACACCCGATACCGGATCAGTGTCACTTATTCTATCAACAAATGCATATATCGGTCTTGTTGTAGTATTTTGTCTATAACCAGCAAAGTTATAGTAATACATGTCTGCCGCATTTGTAGAATTGTAGTTAGCTAGTAATTCTTGGTATGATGAGAATCTTACATTTCTAATAGGGTAAACGTTCCCTACGTTTCCTTCTTTGTTAATGTAAACATCGATAAAGAATTTGTTATCATTGTTAGCATCAATACCTGTGACACGGTGTATGCCATCAATACTAGGTTCGGTATTACTTCCTCTAACTAATACAAAGTCTCCTACTTGTAAACTATGAGCCTGTGCAGCGCCAGATGGTGTTGCAATAGAAAGTTGTGCGTCATCTGCTGCATCTATACCAGCACAAGCACGAGTGATATACCATCCCATGTCCATTGTCTGATATACTGCAAAGCCGACATCGCTGTCAATTTGAGAACTTGTTATTTCATCTGCTTTCCATTTTGCAATCCATATACTGAATACATTAGGATCGTTATCCATTCTGCGGAATATTACGTTTCCGTCAACGATTGCCTCAAATATATTGCTGACTGTAGTTTGTGTTGCAGCATAAGATTGTGCAGTGAATCCTAAATCACTGTTAGCTGTTCCTGCGCCGATTGTTAATGTAGAGTTTGTGCTTGTTAACTTAACTCTGTTATTACTATTAGTAGCTCTTACACCTGATATATTTGCCAAATTGATTTGGGTTACTACATCATTTATGTAACTACTAATATTAACTGTGGTTATGGTTGATGTGGCTGCTGTAACACCAGTTGTCAGACCGATGACACTATTTGCAGTGCCATTACCTATATATAGTGAACTATTTGTGCTAGATATAGTGAGTAATATACCACTCGGTGCAAGTGCAGCCGCTGTTATTCCATTTACTCCTGCAGCATTAATTTGTGCTATTACTTGTGAAATAGACAAGTTAGGAGTAGTGGTTGTTGTAGAACTACTACTGATATATGTTCCTGCATTGAGACCTACGTCGGCGTTTGCAGTTGCACTAGCAATAATTAAAGTAAATTGTGTCGCTGGAGTTGCTGTAGTTTTTGTTAGTCGCAATCTTCCTGAACTATTTGATGCTGTGACATTTGGTATACTTGTGCTATTGATTCTGTTTACGATTTCTGTTATAGTATATGTAAGATATGTTGTTCCAGAAATAGTAGCAACCACAGTTGATACAGTAAATGCAGTTGTAGTGTTTGCTGTCAGCCAGTTTGTAATATCATCAGTATATGTTCCTGCAGCCATTAATGTTTGTGTAGATGTAATATCTCCAGCAGCAACAGTTTCAGATCCTGCAATAACATTCGCAGTGTTATATGTATTATTTGTATAGTTGTTTATTAGTGTAATGTCACTGTCGAGCAGTGCCTCAACTTGCGCTTGGTAGCTAGGTGCGGATGCAATTTCGCTTAACAGTAGACTTATGTTTATTCCTGCAACGCTGCCGCTAAAATAACTTGCTAAGAATGTAGCCCACGATCCAGTGTATGCTGTTCTTAGATTTTCTATTGCACTGATTCTTGCGTTTGCTGCTGATGTTTTTGCACCAGATGTGTTGTTTATTACCCATCCATTGAATGCATTTTCAAATGCAGCTCGTGCAGTGATGTTGGTTGTAGTACCTACAGTTTCGTTAAACAATACGTCAACACCATCTATTGTTAACTTTTCAGTTGCGCTGCCTGTAAATGATGGATTGATAACATCGCCAGTTACAACAATATTATTATAAGTTGTCGATGTTACTACGTTATTGAATACAATAGTTTGTGCTGTAGAAGAGGTAGCACCTAATACTAACGTAGATCCGTGAGTAACAACGTTAGAGCTTCCGATGTTATTTGTTCCAGTAACGGTTACTGTAGTAGTGGTAGTTGATGTTGTTGAATTATTAAACGTAATAGTATTACCGTCTAATATCAGTGTTCTGCCATTTGCAACAATAGGAAGTGAAATTGTTCCTGTGACAATAATAGGATCGTTTGGAGTTGATAATCCGGTGCTACTGTTAGTGTCCACCATTTCCCACACACGACCTTGATAGATAACACGATCTCCGTATTTGTATGAAGTTTTATTATCCCACTGTTTGATATCTTGCCATCCGCCGCTAAAATCGTAATAATTGTTTTCTTGCTCTGGGAACATTGCAAACGCAGAATAATCTAATACACGATAGTCTGTCTCAGTAGTTAAAGGTGTTCCAGAAGTAATAAAGTCGTTTTTATACGGACCTTCTTTTCCTAGTGTGTCGTATGTGAATACCTTAGGTAATCTTGTTTGAAAATTATTACCAACAGAACCTGTAACTAGTAAATTACTAGCAGGTGTAATATCAATATAAACATCGCTTAATGCATCAGTTTCATCTGTGTCTTTAAGTCTTATTACTTGAGGACTTGTTAAGACCATATCTTTGGTAACGTTAAATTCAACAGTATCACGTGATCTGATATCACCAAAGTCTGCAGTTCTTATTGCCCATTCTTCGAATAGCTTTACATCTGCTTGTGTTCCGAATATCGAAGTATTTCTCAAGAACGCATTTAACGCATACTTTGTTCCTTTGTATTTTCCTATACCTTTGACAAATTCAAATACAGTATCATCATCAAGCGTTGTATGTTGAGCCCATGAAGGAGTATTATATCCTATATTTGATCTTGCAGAATTTTTTATCGATGCGTTTACGATTTTACTTCCAACATCATACACCTGATCTATGTCTAACACAGTTCTATCAAAGTTATTGTAGATAGTGTTGTTATCAACAATATATCCCGGAGCGTATAGTTTTCCGTTCCAGTCTTTTGTTCTGCTACCTGTCCATTTGATTCTTTTGTGCAACTGCCCTAATGCCGGATTATAAATCACATCGTCAAACCCTGTGTAGTTGTCAAATACTATAACATGTTCTAGTTCGACCGAATACATTCTTATACCGTATAATGTTAAATCTGACGACTTAGGTGTAATTTTAGTAAGAGCATCTGATTTTTCTAAGAGTTGTCTCTCGACTATGACCTTGTTCGGCAGCACTTGTCTGCCATTTTGATCGATTAGATTGTAAACGCCGTCATACTTGTTTTGTAGATTGTCAAAATAGCCAGTTTTGCCTTCAGATATTTCAACCGAAACATCTGATGGGATAATATTGATAATACTACCGATAGCTGGAGATTCTTCTGCCCACGATAAGAATGTAGTTGCAGCGGCATCCCAATTTGGGACCCACCCAAATGTATTCAAATAGTGACCGTAACCTCTGATAATATCATAAACATCTTGTTCGTTACTTAGAACTGTGTTATATTCTAATCTAGTAACGTTATCGGTAAACTCTTTATATTTTATAATATTGCTGTTACCCACTGGGATAATGGTTTTTCTGCTGTTATACGCTACAGGATTGTATTCTAGATACATTTTGCTATTATCATATCCTGATATCATATAGCCTTCGTCAGTAAGTGTTATTTTTATTGCACCGTAGAATGTGTCAGACTTAGGTTGACTTTTGTAAAGAGAAACTGAATAGTTTTCTTCTGGTATTGTTGCTTTACCTTTATCTTGACTGCTGTCTAATACAAATCGTTGGTTTGCTTTGTTAACAAATCCTCCTAGTTTAACTACAGGATTGTATGTTGCTGTTTCAAACTTTTCTTGTATATCGTCGATATTGTTTGTATTAAAGAATGCAAATTCGATAATAGCGTTGCTTAATCCATTATAATATTTTCTGATGTTCGACGACAACAGTGCTTCGAATGTTGCTTCTTGTGTAATAGTTGCAGTATTATCAGTTGCAATTATAGTAGGTTTACTTTGATAATTGCTACCGGGATTAGTAATAGTCACTGCAATGATACTACCGTTTCTAACGATAGCTTCTGCAGTAGCGCCACTTCCAAAATTGCCGTAAATTTCTATACTGGTATTATTTGTATAGCCAGCACCACCGTTTCTTACGGTTATAAGCTCTATAATACTGTCGTCGTATTTTTTGTAACTTAATTTTGGTTCTTTGTTATTACCTATTAAACCAGTATCTTCAAATAATACTTGTGGAGTGGCTACCGACGGATGATAATCGAACTTTCTATTGTTACTGTCAAAATAACTGTTAAGCAGCCATAGAGGTCTCAATCTTAATAATCCCAAGGCACGGCTTATGTTATATTCAGGACTACGTCTCCAGCGTTTCTCTACAGGCCCCCAATCGCCATAAACGAAGTCTTTTTGTTTTTCTGTTAATGTAGGTGCTGAAACTAATCCTGCTGTTACAGGCCCATTTAATACACCTGCGGCAGTGACTAGTGTGTTTGCAGTCCAATCATATGCAGAATAGCAATAAGTTATATCATAACGTTTATCTGATTCTGCAGGACTATTCCAATGTCCTGTTTTTAGTGCCTCAATTAATGCAGAACGTTTTGCGTCATTGCCGCCATTTGCAGTGCTTAACCATGTGTAATATGTATCCCACCACGATGGCTTTTGTCTGTGACCTAGCATTTCCCATGGATGTGTATGCGGACGATCTGTATTGAAGTAATAATGGTATATACCTTTCCAGCCGCCTATCCCAGTTCCAACACTACTATAATTCCAAGTAAATTCATTTAGCGGATCAAAATAACCTGCATCATTCAATGATGAAATGTTATTTCTAACTTTCCAACTATTAAATTCACTCTCCATAGCTGCATTTAATTCGTCCCATGTATAAGGAGATTTTCTGTTAGCAGTAGGCATGCCTTCTAAATAGTCGATTACATTATTGTAATCTCCTGTTAAGTTGTTGAATATTCTGGTCTCGATTTCCCATATTGCAGCACCTTCAATATCGAAATTAACAGAATCTCTATTAACAATGTCGCTATTGAACAATACGTGGATAGAGCCATCGTGACATATTATTGCATCGCTACTGCTAATGCCGTCGCCTTCTATATCAAAGTTTGCAAGTATTTGTGGGTAGTAAGGTTTAGTTAACCCTAATTTAACTGCACTCGGCGGCATGAAGCTAACGCTGTCGATAGGGAACCATCTGATTAATACTTTAACTCTGCCATTAACATCTGCTGTAAACGAGTCAGATATATTAATTTCTTTTTTATTATCAAACGAATAATCTAAACCTTTAACAAGCGGTCTCCAGTAAGGATTTGTGGCGCCGCCGTCACGATCATAAACATACACCTGAACGTGGTTTTCTAAATCACTGTATGTGTTTACTGTTTCTGGTATTTCAAATACTTTATCGTCGCCGGTTACCCATACATGTTCGACTTCTTTAAAATCTCTGTATAGTAGCATATTGCTGTATGCAAACGGAGAGTTAACAGTTTTACCTAAGTTTAGTTGATCTAATGCCATATCAACTAACTTGTATAGCGGAACACTTATTGGTTGACTAGCATGTAACTGTATTGTTTTACGGATGAGTTGTTGTCTAAATTTAGCATAGCTGTTTGAAACAAACTTCAAACTAGCAAACGGATTGGTAGCAGGATTATCTAGTGTCACAGCTAATAACTCTGTGCTAAACGGCTGCTGTCTAATTGTGCCGCCAAATTCATGAATACGTGGCAACGATATATAATTATTATCGCCAAAGTAATCGCCAACAAACCCAGGTATGTTAGACATTTGTGACTTAATGTGTGCTTGCAAATCGCCAAATGTTGCACTTACAAGCCAATCATTTTGTGGGTTATAAACATGAGTGTCTGCGGTGTGGAAATTTCCCTGGTCAGATGTTAATATATCGTATGATGACCAAGAAATTTCGATCACAGTATCTAACGGGTATATATTTTCAACAGTGATTCGAGAACCAGATAATGTGTAATTAGTTGTATCGGCCCCGTTTATTTTAACTGTTAAGCTATTTGAAGCAGTGTTAGAATCCAAATAAATTATACCGTATACAGAGTTATCGGATACTAATCTATACTTAATATAATCAATTGAAATAGAACTGCTAATTTCAATTGATTTAGTATTATCTGCGATTGTTGTAATTGTTAACCCTGTAGATATTGCAGAACCATCTACATTTACTAATTCAAAATCAGTTATGTCGAACATTGTTTGAACAATATATGTGTTACCCTTGCTCATGAAAATAGCTGGGTTAACACCGTTAATTAGTTCAGGCTTGTCACGTTCGTTTAATGTGTTTTCACTGTAAACTTTTAGATTTCCATTGTTACTTAATTTAAATCTAAACTTGTCATCTAAGTTAATATCAGTTGTTCCTATGTCAAAGACGTGATCTCCGTTATCAGTGCTTTCGACAATATAACGAATATGCTTTTCGATAGGCTGATCGTTACGCAACTGTGCCCAGCCGTTGTTGTAGAAACCTGTAATTAGATTTTTGTAGTAATAGTATCCTTTAATTTCTTCTATATTAACTACATCGGTATCAGCTTGATACCCGGTATGTTCGTTAATAGTGTTATAATGATAGCGTTTTGCACCAAGACCGAATTCAAATTCATAACCTGGATTATTGCCATAATCAACATATTTGGGAGCAAACCCTAAAGCGTTATCAACTACACCACTTGTTCTTGCATAATCAAATATAGTATCTCCAGCAAAAGTAGTGTTAGGATAAGTTGTTAGATTTGACAATAATACTTGTGCATGATCGTAAAGATTAAACTTTGGAGCGTTACTTCTGAGGTCTTTTTGTTGACCATAAATCCAATTTGTGCCGTCCCAATACCATTCGCTTCCTGCATAAATTAAACTATCTGAAGAATCACCAAATACATTGTTATAACCTATTTTTACAACAACCTTATCGTATAGTGTGTAATTACTAGTGTTGTAAACTTCAGTCAGTGTGATGCTGCTGCCTACGCCGCCCACTCTGTATATTTTTTTATTATAAGTCGCTGTTGCATTTTTAGCAAACAGGATAGTATCTCCGTCAACTAATGCTTTAGAAGCAACCTCTCTCCAATAATCTCTGTTCTCAATGAATGTTGGATTTTTTCCACTAGTGTGAGTTTGTATACAGTCCCAGTAAGTAACGTTGCCGCTAACTGTTACTTTTACTTGATCTCCTTTATTATACCCGACAGGATCCCATTCGTTGGTAATACTGTAAGATGCAAGGCTCCAAGCTGATTGACCTACTATCGCAGTTGCTGGGTCAGCAACAGAATCAAACATGTGTGTTACTGCAGTCAAATGTTGTTTGCCGTAGTTATATTTTTCTATGTTTCCACGAAACTCAATAATAGGACGTATTGCTCTGAAAGGTTCGACAATATAATCGACCGGATCTTGGTCGTTGAAATTGCATATTGCAGTTGCAACGTCGTCTCTGATCCATGCGTTACTTCTTGCCCATGCACTTTGATCTATACTGTCTCTGCACTCGACTACATAATCCCTGACAATAATTCTGTCGTCTTGAATATCAATAGGAAGAGCATTATCTTCATTGCGTGTTAACGAATAGATAGTATTAGTAACAAATGTTGTTTCTGCAGCACTGTCATCATACTGTCTGATAAGTTTAATTCCGGTAGGTTGTCCGACACCTTCAACAATGTAAATATCGTTGACAGGATATGTGCCGTTACCAATGCAATTTGCGTTAAACGTTACTCTCATACCGTTACTAAATTCTAGTGTTTTTCCGTTAGCTAGAGTAGGAGTAGTATAAGAAATTTGACCTACTACGTTTGCAATAGTAATAGGATCTCCTACAGTTGCGTTGATTTCACATACTGGTAAGAAATCTAATAACCAGAAATATCTATGATAGTTAACAAACATATCATAGTTAATAGGAAGGTCAAGTGTATATGCAGGTTCGTTTAGTAATCTATTAGGCTGTTCAGTTGTAGCACCGCCGAATTTTAAGCCATTCATAATATCATCATACGATATTACATCTAAAATGTTTCCGTTGTCATCTTTATTGATAACACCCGGTATGAACTGGTATTGATCGCTAGTTCTGTTATCATCTAAATACAAATCGTCAACACTTATTCTGCTGTCTTCGTGTCCAAGATAATGGTTAATAGCTTGTAAACTACCGCTAGACATTAATTGATCTAGTGTAGATTCTAAAAATTTCCTATTAACCGGAGTGCCAAAAATGTTAGGTAGTAAGTTTACTACACATCTTGCACCTACAAATTCGTTACTTTCACCTGGTCTTGAAATAAGTGGTGCTACTGTAGGATTTGCTTTATAATTTTGACTCATCTTGTGCTAACTCCGGTATTTGCTGCTATGGATGTTGCATTTGCTATAACTGTATTAGTAATAACAAAATTTCCTATACTTAATACCGGCATGAATAACTCGTCGCTATCTGCTTGTATTTCGTATAAGCTATTTAAATCTTCTGGATTTGCTACAGAAGATATTGTAATTTGTGATATTTGACCTATCATATTATTATGAATATATGCTGCTAGTTCAGTGAAATAAAATGTTTCACCGAAGTCCCAATTTTCTATATTAAAAAATTCGTTTATTAAGTTTATTGCCTGTTGTTTTATTTCCACATCACTCATTGATGCATTACTGGTTTTTGTAATATTAAACTTTGCCTGGAGTTCAGGGTTAGCTAAATCTCCAAACAATATTTTATATTTTACAGGTCTATAAATTATCTGATCGCTAATAGATTTCTTTGTTTCTAAACTTACAAACGTTTCTGTTAGTTCTGATATAGTCGGCGGATTTGGTTTTGTATAACTTCTGCCATCTCGCAACGCCCATGTTCTAAAACTGGTATCGTAACTTCTTAGTAATACATAAGTGTCGATAATGTTAGTTACTGCAGGATCTATCACTTGATTTATATCTGCAACTCTTGTATATTTCATGTGTAGATTTGCACGACCATTCACTGATGTAGCACCAGCATCGTCATGAACTACAAATTCATATTCGTTAGGATAATATTCTAGTTTTGTTCCTAGATTAATGCTTCCTGCACTAGTCAATTTTTTAAATGATTCAGGATCATTTATGAATGTATCATTGTCATTGTCGTCTAGTGTAACTCTAACTTTATAAGGATCTGTATAACCTTCCGGATATGTAAAATATCCGAAACTATTAAAGGTATACTTTTTACCTAACGGAGTCATATTAGTAGCTGACGCTGTATTAATCGGTAAAAATTCAAACTTATCTCTACCTGGTTTTAGTGTTTCGCTGCTGAACGATTCTGCAAAATTTAAATTATTGAATCTTAGAGTGTCATCGCTTCCTATAATATATCGTGTCTTACGGGTTAATATTTCCCACTGAGAGTTTGCATAGTTGACTCTTATTAACCAACTGTTGTCTCTTCCTGTGTTTGATGTGTCACCTTCATATTGTCTACTCCAGCTAGCTACGCTGTTGTTAGTTATATTGCTTGCAGGTAAATTGCTGCTGTCAATAACAGCCCATTCTTGAATACTAGGTGTGTATCTTAAACCAAAACTTAGCCTGTTTGTAATTTTAGAAATTACAGTATTCTTAGCCGATGTTGTAAGTTGACCTTCCCAACTCGGTATTATTCTTTTTATTCTAGCACCGGAAGGTATAGATGATGATAATACTATTGCACCTTGGCCTATTACGTTAACACCTGTTGGATTGCCAACACTATCATCTGCACCAAGCCCGCCGTTGTCTAATTTTACAATTCTAGCCCAAACAGTATCTGCACTTGACACAGTAGCTTTTGCAGTGGCACCAGAGCCACCACCACCTGTAAAGGTCACATTAGTTACAGAATCATAGTTAACTCCAGGATTTGTAATGTTTATTGAAACTACAACGCCTGCACTTATGTTTGCAGTTGCAGTAGCACCTGCACCGTTGCCGGTTATAGTAACTGTAGGCGCACTAGAATATCCCGAGCCACCATTAACTACTTCTATTGTTTTAATATACCCTGTTCTGAAAGGAGATGTAATAAACTCTACTAAGCCATTGACTTCTAATTTTCTCAACGGTGCAGATGCGTTATCGCCTAATCTTTGAACAAAGCTGTTATAAGTTATATAACCTGTGCAACTGTTATTACTTCTAGTGACTTGGTTCCAGCGATACACGTTAGTGATATTATTATCACTGGCAGTTAAAAATGTTATACTTTCAGTAGTATTGTTGTAATAGTTATTAGCATTATAACCGCCTAGTTCATAGCCGTAATATTGTCTATCATAATAGAAGTTTTTAACTTCTGGATTGTTTAAAATCGGATTAATATACTGACTTAGTATTTGTTCCGAGTTTAAAACAGATGGCAGAGAAACTGAACTTCTAGTAGTGACATCTTCTTTATAAATGTATGCATCGTCTGCATATTGTATTGCATCGCTATATGTTGCTGTAGGATCATACAAATCTCTGAAACGACTATGCCCGCTATGAACACGGTTAATGCTTTTTATTTTTAAAATGTTCTCACTTACTGTTAACGGAAACACAGTATAGTCGTCTGCAGTAATCATACGATCTTGTGTTGCAAAGAATCGTCCACTGTTTACTTTTATACTATCGATGCTTTCTCTTTCGCTAGCATTGCTAACAGGAGTTTTTAAACTACAGTTAAAAGTTGCAACATACGTTCTGCTATCTTGACCCACGTAGTTGATACTAATAGACACATTATTAAATGTATCTGGATTAATGTTGTATGTTCTGTTGATACCAGTTCTATACCATACACGTATTATGCCACGTGGAATATTACCAAAATTACCGTCAGCAAAAACTATACTAACTTGATCATTTTCTCTAGAACTTACTGTATATACATTTCTTGAATTAGAGTTATTTACAATGTTACTATTTCCAAACAATCTATCAATTTGAGTCCACGTTGCTAAAACTTGTCCCGCTTCGTCGATTGTCTGCACCCATATATTTCCATTAGCAATATTGTTTTCATTAATATCTATTACTAGGTTCGGCAAACCGTTTGTTATTGTAAAGTCTTTATACTGCAATGCCCCTTCTTTAAATCCAAAGAAAAATCCGGTGTTAGGACTTGCTAATCCGCCGTTATCATTTTTATAAAGAAGATCATAAACACCATATGGATCTGGAATTTTTTCTTCTAATCTATTTTTAAATTGATCGTAACTTACGCTGTGTGCAGTAAACGAAGTTCTGCCAGAATCAATAATACCACTGAATTCTTTTACTACATCATTATTAGAACTATTTGTTCTATATATTTCGTATTGAATGTTGTTTTTTGTAAACTTAGCGAAGGGTGAACCGAATCTGTTACTGCTTTGGAAAATGCTATTCATAATAGCTAAAAAGTTCTGGTATGTATCAGGATCAGTAGTGTCTTCGTATTGAACAGTAACGTTTGCTAAACTGTTTCCGTTTACATCATATACTGCTTGGTTTGTTCTAACACTATCTATTTTTAAATAGCCGCTTGCAACAACGTTGCGTGTTGGTTTGTAACCTAAGAACTCTGCAATACGTAAAACACTTTCTCTACGTTCTGCAGTGCTTAAAAAGTTTTCACGACTTGCAAGGTCTGCACGGAATGCTAAGTTATGGCCGAGGAATGCCATAAGTTCTATTAGGCTTACAAATTCGCTGCTACTAATCCAGTCATTGAAATTTTCCGGATAATTGTTATTAATGTAGTTAACCATACTGTTTCTGATTGTGTCAAAATCGTATGATTGAAAGTCTGCTTGTGCAAAACTTTCATATACTACGCTGAAGTCTTCTGCAGCAAATAAACTACTTTGTCTGATACTTTGTGCCATTACTCTATCTCACCTATGAATGTTAAGTATAATTCCTCTGCAGTGCCTGTATCATTATAAAACATTTGCACTCTTATACTTAAACTATGGTCGTCTGGTTTTTCTGCTTTCATATCTTGAAACACCCATCTTGGGTCACTTCGGACAATTCTCTCGACATCTTCTTTTGCTAATGATTCTGTTAAATCGTCTAGCGGATCAAACAGCAAGTCCCAAATGATAGATCCAAACTCTGGATTCATCACTCGCTCACCTTTTTTTGTGTAGAAATGATTCATCAAATCACGAATAGCAAGTTCTTTATCTACAAGAATCTTGCTACTGTTTTGATTTTCGACTGTGCTGTATCCGATATATGTTGCCATAATAATATTTATCGGATAATTATATGCTAATATTATATTTTAATTTTTGAAGAAATAATATCACCAGGGACCAGTTCAATTGAATCTGTTTTAATAGTAAACACATTTCCGCTTAAAGTATAATCATATTCATACTGCAATATGTTGTTATTAACTTTAATTTCTAGTTTTTCTACTGGAGACATTGCAGGAGTTTTTGATAACGAATATTCTACTGTTGTTGCATCGTAAATCCAACTTTGTGTAATTAATGTTTCGTTATAACGTTTAGCAATATCACGTTTAATACTATCAGGTGTTAATGGTAAAAATTCTAAAGTTTCTGCATAATATGCAAATCTTGCTCTTGTTAATTGATCGCCCGATAACAATCCGATCTGATTGGACGCCCGCATTTCAAAAATGCCGTTTGCTCGTAACCATCCTCTGTTTTTTGGATTACCATAATCTGCAAGCCGAAGTATAGTTGCTGCACGAATAGAATTTTGTCTGTGTGCATGGTCTCTTAAAATCATACCTGCAACAGTATCCCAGTTTTTATTTGCGATATGATCTCTTATATTATATTGCCCTTCCATTGCATAAACTATTGTGAAATTTTCTGCTAACAAATAATATAGCAATAAGCCATCAAATACTGATTGAGAAATTTCATTTAAACCAAATGCTTTTAACTGTTTAATTAAGTTTCTTTCTTTTCGACGAAAGTCTTCAATCCATATATTATATGCTTCTTCTTCTGTTATACCTCTAGTTGCAGTGCCTACAGAATACCCTTTACCATCGTAACCGTTGTATTTAAAATTATTAAGAGCGACCAATACAAGTGTATCACTTGCAAAAATATCATCTATATAAATCTCAGTCTCATATAGATCGCTGTCTAAAACGACATAATCTTCCCAATTTGTTTTATGATAAATTTGTAATTCAGTTAGCATTATTGAGGTCCTACTTTGGGTGCAGTCCCGGCAGCGCCGCCTGTTCCGCCAACAATACCGCCACCACTTAGCTGCGCTAAGTTATAATCCTTTGACGTAGTGTCTGTTGTATTGCTTCTTGCTTGAGCTGGTAGATACATTTCGTTTGTTAAATGTCCGCCCCAAGGCTCGTGTTCTGGAACCCTTCCGGCAGTGCTTTGTTTTACACCGGTATTAGTTGTTAAATTGTTAGGGCTAGGCTTACCTGCAGTTGCGGCCGCAGGTCCGTTCAAGTCGATCATACCAGAAGTAACTCGTGTATTTCCTGGCGCTTTTATGTGCATGTTTGCGTCGGTAGTTAGCTTAATATCTTTAGTGCTGTAAACGTCAACGCCCCCAGTTGCACTGTGTATTTTAACACCCGAGCCTCTTGCGTTTAAATTTATAGTGTCTGCATCCACATTAAAGTCTCCGTCAACATATAAATTAAAATCCTGCGTTGCTCTCATGCTTATACTGCCACCAGCATAGATATCTAGGTTTCCTGAACTATCTAGTTGTATCCACCCGCTACCATTTTGATTAATAATATAAACAATACCAGCACTATCATTTAATAATATTTGCGCTCCGCTGCCGCTTCTTAGTCTTACTAAATTGCTTTTTCCTGCTTCTCTGTTTTTATCTGGTGTATAGTTTGTTCCTTCGGCATATGCAGTTGTTCCGTCATCAAACACTAGACCATGACCGCCAGGTGTTAAAAATCCGGCAACAGTAGATGGACTTTCACGTCTCATGCCGCTACTACTTACACCACGGGCAGCGTCGAGACCGATCCCTTGAATAGCATTAGCATTTGCTATAGGGTGACGTGTTCTTTTATTTCCATCTTGTGTTTTACTAGGTGCAGTATCTAGTGTAGCGCCTACAGTTCCAGATTCGCCGTCTATTTCACTAGCAGGCACACCTGGCACATTTGTATTTCTAGTAGATTCTGGCATGACTCCTAATAGAAAACCTTCCTGGTCTGTCCCAGAGAATCCTACAACAACTTCAGTGCCAGGCGCTGGTGGTGGAAATGCAGCGCCGTAACTATTACTATAATTTCCACCGCTAATAGAACCGCCAAACGGCATTGGTCGTCTTATTTTTGTATAATTTCTTCTGTCCTCTGGTGTATCTTTGTTTGATAGCCGCTGACCGCCTACTAACTCTACCCAGATGTGACCTTCATAATCAGGATCTGCAATTTCAACTACTTTTGCAATATAAATGCCATTATAACTGCTAATACCGCCAGTTGGGCCGCTATTAGACGCTTTATGTGGTTTATAGCTATCGTTCATTCCGCTAAATTTTGTCATATATTAACCTTTAAAATAATGATGTTAGCCAATTCGGCGGCCGCACATGTGCAGTTTCTCCGCTGCCGCCCCAAACTGTTCCTCTGTCAGAACCTATGCTATTTCCTACTGCAATATCATAATGGAAAGTGTTACCACCCATATACCATTGATTTTGTGGATATGTGTGATTAGCTGCACCTACACTAGGAGTATATCCTTGCGCTCTTGCTTCATTTATAAAATTCTGCGAAAACGTAGCAATGATCGCTCTGTCTGCTGCATTACTAACTGAAAGTCTACGATCTCCGGAATATAGTGCTACATCGGATGCATCGCCTAAATGGCGACCACTACCAGGCCCCGCTCTGAATCCACTTGTAGTAACAACACGCACACCAGAGGCATTGCCGGCTGCAATAAGTAAGTCATTTAGTGCGGGGTTAACATTGTTAGCAAGCGTATGTCCACCTGGTGAACTTTCGCCAGTTGCGCCCGGTGCCAATGCTCCTTCTGGAGGTCGTTGTGTAGTGCCGTCTGCACCTGTTACAGATTCGTCTGCTGTCTCAGGTAACGATTCTAAAGTTCTAATCTCATCCCCAGTAACATAACCTTGATCTAATAAATCATATATCAAATGGACTTGACAATTTAAATCTCTATATGCAGACAATGCCATAGTAAACGCACCTGACTCATATGTGGCAGTGCCGCCAAGAACGATATATACACCAGATAGCATATAAGTTACTAGATTTTCTTGTAACATCCAACCGGTGTTGTCGTCTGGATACCTAGGAGCTATTACATTTAAAAAGAATGCTTGACCTCCGTTTTCACTGTTGATTCCATACTTATTATAATTAGATTGTCCTAACCACCACGGATCGCCCCGAATTGATAAAGATATTTCTATTAAGTCAGCAGGTGCAAATAAGTTAGATTGTAACGCTGCAACACCCTGAGCGCCAATGGTTTGACTGTTTGCTTCAGGACCACGTGTTGCAGAACCATTTGGTGTTGCAAATCTGAAAGGCACTCTGTATACAGGTTCTCTGTTTGAATTTATATTAGAATTAGCATATAATTCACTTTGTGTAATATAACGATTTTTATTAACAGACGGGACAGTGTTGGTAAACGCACCAGTTTGAAACGGAACCAATGCAGCATTAACAGACGGTGCGAGTGCTTCTTCTTGTCTAACCAAATCATCTAATTCTGAATTCAATGTTGATATTTCACGACCGATTCTTATCATTTCAGAGTCGCCGCCACTGCTGTTTTTTAATTTATTTTGTAACTCAGATATCTGAGTTTGAATTTCTAGTATACTTGCCCTAATTTGATCTGACTGCGTTAATAATGCACTTGCTGTTTGTCCATCCGAACTACCGCCTGGAAAATAACTATCAGTTCTATTTAATGCCCCAAACAATGAAGCTTGCATTGTAAAAAACAAGTTATTTATTGATACATCAAAATTTAATATTTCTGTATTTTTACCAGTATGAATATAATCATATCGTTTTTTTAGTTGACCGTTTGTAAAATACTTTCTTAGCTTGTCAGCTTGCATTACTTTGGATTCGATAAAGATTTTATGACTATCCGGATCGTTAATCCCGTCGGGCTTAAGTGTTGGTATAACAGTATAAGTTAATCGTTTTTGATAATTATTAGAAATGTCGTCGTATCTTCCAAATTCGGTAGTTGTCTTATATGTTGGCCATCTTAGCTGATTTGCATACTGTGATGGTATTGCAGTAAGATCGTTTGCATTAGCTTTAGCAAATACTTCTCCTCTGAGTCCTACAGGTAACCTACGTTGTTTGTCTGTGTTCAATAGTGCAATTGTTATTGCAGTTGTAATACTTGTTCCTTTTGGAAACGAAAAATTTAAGTTTCCGGCGCTACCGCTGACACTAACGTTTCTTGCTTCTTCAAGTGTGCCCGGGTCACCGAATACCCACGAACTTGCACCGTAGTTGTCGACCAAAACATAATCATTTGGGAATAAACTATTACGACTTAATCTAACAACTTCTCTTGCTTGTTTTTGCAGTTCAGCCTGAAACTTTGTTAAAAAATCTCCAAATGTAGATGCTTGTATGCTAGTGTCAAACGACAATGCTACTTCGTTTGTATTGAAAGCTAACGAAGTTGTTTCAACAAGTGTGCCGCTGTAATATGCTGCTCCTTCTTGATAAGACATGCCTAAATTTGTCATTGTGCAGAAATAATAATATGTGCCGACTTCGGGCATTCTACCAATTGGCGAACCGTTTAATTGTCCTTTAAAATTCAATTCTAAAATATATGTTGCACTCAAATGATTTTCTATGTTCAAGTCATTTGCTGCTTTTAAAATTCTACTAAAAAATGTCATGCCGCCAACTTCAATAAAATCCATTTTGAACTGGTTAGCGAACGCTTGTTTATCTTGAGACACAAATACAAACGTCTGCTCGACTCGATGAATTGAAATTTCATTTTCAACTCCGGATTCTGCAAGCGTTATTACTTTATTGCTCGATTTAAGTGTAGCTGGATTAGCAGCATTAGAATTCTGAGGATGACATATATGCATCGCCCAGCTATACGTATAACTTTCGTATCTGTTTAAAGGATTGTCGATATAATTCGAACTGTAATTCACCATTGTTCTTAATTCCCCGGCGCTACAAATCGTTTAGGGACAACGATTTCTAATCCTGATTTAAAGTCAAATATTGGATCTTTAATTACATCTCGGTTATAATGTATTAAGATCCACCATGCATTACTATTACCAAACAGTTCGTAAGCCATCAAATCAGGTCTTAGATCAAATTTTGAAGGTATGATAGTTTTTCTAGTTTCAACACTCAAAGTTTGCTTTGTTAAGGGCGGAACATAGATATCTAAATATTTTCTATTTAGACTTGTTAGAGCATAATTACTACTTGATTTATATTTTACCGCCATTAAATGTATCCTCTAGAATATAAACTACCTGAAACAAAGCCATTCAAACTGAACTCATTTTTTTGTTTATCCGGTGTTACAATTGGTAATAAATCTAACGCAATTGTTTGTATAGTTGGTAATGCAACACCGTTAAACTCTTTTAAATCTGTATCACTTGATAACACCATCGAAAAACTAGAAACTTGAACTCTGACATCTTTGAATAACCCAAGTGCGCTAAATCGTAATACTGGTGGTGGAACACCTGCAGTGCTACCGTCACCTATTCCGTAAAACATTTTAGTTACACTTCGTAAAAAGTGTATAACTCCTTGCAAATACGCATGTTCCTGATCTGTTACTTGAGAAAATTGCGCTGTTACCTGAATACTAGGAGACGGAGTATTATTATAAGCATTAAAATTATAATTTGTATGAGTTAAACTATACGGACTATAACTTACGCTTTGTGAGTATGATATGTCTGGCTGATTGGGAAATACAATTCCACTATGTGTTCGAAGTATAGACGCCGGGCCTCTGCAGTAAAAGTCTGCTGCACCGGGTGCTGTTCTCAGAAACGCTCTGTTTTGACTACTTATACCGCTCATTATGATGTATTCCCCATTAATAAATATCTATACTCTACATGTATTTATTGAATAATTATATTAGTATTTAATGGTTGACTAATGTATAATTGTCTGTTACATTTAAAATAAAACCTAAGGAATTTTTAATGAAAAGAGTAAATTACCTTAATAACAAAGATATGTTAAAGGAAATACACAAAAGCAAACTATCCTATTGTCACTTACTAGATAAAGAACACGGTCGTTATGATGTAATTGTAGAAGATTATAATGACATATTTAAAGAAGAAGTAATTCAACAAGCCAAAGAGAATCGTGCGTATCAATTAACTGTAGAATCCTATGAAGCTGCATATTTAGATTGGTATAATAATAGCAAAAAATTAAAAGACAAGCCTAAGGTAGCAGATCACAGGGTCAATGCAGCAGACATCCCTACAGAAGATTTGATATACAGAGTTATGACTTACGAACATATACCATTGGAGCCAGGTCGCAAGTCAAAACCAAAAACAACTGCAGATGCTCATTCTAAATGTAACTTTCCTCCGTTTAAGCATTATAAATCAATCGACAATGAAATACGTGAAGTAGTCCGCAGCCATTGGAAGGGCGGGTTTGACAACGGTCATTTTAGTGTTGAACACGGAAGTATTACAAACAACTTAGCAAAAATGTTTATTAAACTTTGCGAAAGATATAGTATGCGTAGTAACTGGAGAGGGTATACTTACGTAGACGAAATGCGTAGTCATGCACTGCTACAACTAAGTCAAATTGGTTTACAGTTTAACGAACACAAATCACAAAATCCATTTGCATACTATACTGCCGCTGTTACAAATAGTTTCACCAGAGTCTTGAATTTAGAAAAACGTAACCAAAACATACGTGATGATTTGTTACAAGAAAGCGGACAACTTCCGTCATTTAGCAGACAAATTGATCACGAAATAGCAGAGAGAGCTAAATGGGACGAACAAATGGCATCTGAACAAAAAGATGCTGGTTACAACATTTGATTGACATTCATACAACGTTATCGTAAAGTTATAACATGACATTTTTTAATCAAGCAGCCTGTTTTACAGACATTCACTTTGGTAACAGAAACAACAGTCGTCAGCATAATCAAGATTGTGCAGACTTCGTTGATTGGTTTATTGCTAACAGCCGAGATTGCGACACTTGCATATTCTTAGGCGATTGGCATCACCATCGTGCAGGAGTGAATGTTACTACGCTAAACTATAGTGTAGAAAACGTTAAAAAGTTAAGTGAATCCTTTACTCGTGTTTATATGATTATGGGCAACCATGATCTATATTACCGTGAAAAGCGTGAACTCAACAGTTTACCGTATGCAGGTTTATTTCATAATGTTACACTAATCGAAGATATATTTGTGCAAGATGATGTTGCACTCATACCTTGGTTAGTAGGTGACGAGTGGAAACGGATTGAAAAATTAAAAGCTCGTTATATGTTTGGTCATTTCGAGTTGCCTCATTTTAAAATGAACGCAATGGTAGAAATGCCAGATCATGGCGGGCTAAACACAACACACTTAACAAAACCAGATTACGTGTTTAGTGGTCATTTCCATAAGCGTCAGCATAGTGGTAATATTCATTACTTAGGGTCTCCTTTCCCGCATAACTATGCTGACGCTTGGGACGATGATAGAGGAATGATGAAACTGCAATGGGGCGGAAAACCTGAGTATTTTAATTACGATGGACCTCGTTATAGAACCACAGCCCTTAGTAGATTAATCGATACTCCTGATACAATTCTAAACAGCAAAACATATTGTCGTGCTACATTAGATGTTCCTATCAGTTACGAAGAAGCAACGTTTATTAAAGAAACATTTGCTTCGCAGTATCAGTTAAGAGAAATTAGTTTACTACCTAGTAAAAAAGAAGAACATACACAAGAATGGCGAACAGTAGACGATATTGAAGTTGAAAACGTAGACAAAATTGTGTATAATAGTTTAAATGCAGTTGATAGCGATCTTATCGATAGGAAAATGCTAATCGACATATATAATTCCTTATGATTGTAATTAAAGACTTAACTATCAAAAACTTTATGAGTGTTGGTAATGTTACCCAAGCGGTAAGATTTAACAAAAACGGACTAACACTAGTATTAGGTAACAACTTAGATTTAGGCGGCGACGGTTCTAGAAATGGAACAGGCAAAACTACGATAGTAAATGCACTATCGTATGCGATGTATGGCAATGCCCTTACTAACATCCGTAAAGATAACCTAATCAACAAAACTAACAGCAAAGGTATGCTTGTAACACTTGACTTTGAAAAGGACGGTGTTCCGTATCGTATTGAGCGTGGACGTAAACCAAATGTGTTCCGATTCCTAGTTAACAATCAAGATGTTAACAACGAAGAATCCGACGAAGCACAAGGTGAGAATCGTCAAACACAAGAAGTTGTTGAAAAGCTATTCGGTATGTCGCACGATATGTTTAAACACATCGTTGCGTTAAATACATATACAGAACCATTCCTGAGTATGAAAGCAAACGATCAAAGAGCGATCATTGAACAATTACTTGGTATTACAATGCTTAGTGAGAAAGCAGAGGTTCTGAAAGAACAGCAAAGGCTCACTAAAGATGCAATCAAAGAAGAAGAATATCGCATTAAAGCAGTTGAAGAAGCAAATCAGCGGATTGAAAAAAGTATTGCTGATTTGGAAAGACGTCAACGATTGTGGCAGTCTAAAAAACTCGAGGATTTACAGAGTTTAAAAAACGCTATTTCAAAACTAGAAAAAATAGATATCGAAAACGAATTAGCTGCACATGTTGCACTAACTGCGTATCTAGAAAAGAAACAACAGATTCAAACACTTGAATCTGAAGTTAATAGACTTACTGTAAACATTAACAAAGAACAATCACGTCTAGACAAAGCATCTAAAGACCTCACTGCAACACTTGAACATAAGTGTTATGCATGTGGTCAAGAATTGCATGACGAGCAACACGACAAAATTTTAGAAACAAAAAAGGCAGCAGTTGCTGAATGCGAGAAGCTGATCGAAACTGATATCGAGACAAGACATGCGTATCAGATGGGATTACAAGAATTAGGTCCGCTGGGAACAATGCCAGTGACACACTACAACACAGCGCAAGAAGCATATCAGCATCAAAGTAAATTAGAATCATTGCGTTTACAGTATGACACAAAAGAAAATGAAGCAGATACATACCAGGAACAAATTAATGCACTTAAAGAAACTGGTTTGCAATCAGCCGACTGGAATGTTATTAACGATTTAACACGACTCAAAGAGCATCAAGACTTTCTTTACAAGTTGTTAACAAATAAAGACAGTTTTATACGTAAACGCATCATTGAACAAAACTTAACATATCTCAATAGCCGTCTTGCATATTATCTTACTAAACTAGGACTACCTCATGAAGTTCAGTTTATCAGTGATTTGTCTGTAGAAATTACAGAACTAGGCAGAGAATTAGATTTTGATAACTTAAGTCGTGGAGAGCGAAATAGACTTATATTAGGTCTAAGCTGGGCATTTAGGGATGTCTTTGAAACTATGAATACTCCATTGAATTTTATGGCAATCGACGAACTTATCGACAGCGGGATGGACACCAATGGTGTGGATAATGCGCTAGGTGTTCTGAAAAAGATCGAACGTGAACGTAATAAGAATATTTTTCTTATCTCGCACAGAGATGAATTACAAGGTCGTGTTAATACAATTCTGCAAGTCATTAAGCAAGACGGTTTTACAACGTTTAGCATTGACACGGAGTTTGTTGATGGAGTTAAATAAACATATGTATATGTGGTTAGCAGAACAAGTCAACGGTCCCATGATACACGAAAGTCCGGACGGTGGTAAAACTATCCGCAGTAGACCAAGTTCTGAACACCCAGTTCAATTGTTAGCGAAGGGAACTATCCCGATCGACATTTGGTATAAAATTTTTAAGGGTAAACATGACTATTAATTCTTCAGTTTTAAACAATTACAACTACAACGGATACAGCAACATTTCATCTATGGGAGATACTGTAACTGTTACTACTACCTCGCCGTCATACAGCAATCATGTGTATACAGTAGACACCGGTTTAGTGGGAGGCTACAGTTTAAAATCGGCAGCAGGAATATACGAACCTGAAAAGCGTCATCATCTTAAAGATGAAGGCAGACTACCACACGATGTATGGGCGTTGATGTTTAATAACGGCGTATTGAATGACTAATTTTGTCTTTGATGTCGACGGAACATTAACAGATTCTCGAAAATCAATTGACACAACATTTAAAGACTTTATGCTAGATTTTACAAGGATGCATACTTGTTATATTTGCACAGGGTCTGACAGGCAAAAGACAATAGAACAAATAGGCGAAGATCTTACTAATCAATTTGAATTGGCATTTCACTGCAGCGGCAATTTAATTTATAAAAGCAACATCGAAGTATATAAAAATCTCTGGGCATTAACTAACAAAGAAATAGAATTCTTATATCAGGCATTAGACAACATATATTATAGCGAAAAAACTGGCAATCACGTTGAGGAAAGATTAGGCACTGTTAATTTTAGTATTGTAGGCAGAAATGCGTCACACGATCAACGTCAACGATACGTAAAATGGGATAATGAAACAAAGGCTCGTGAAATTATAGCTGAACAATTTAATACTTTATTCGAAGAATCGCAGGCAGTTGTAGGCGGTGAAACTAGTATTGATATCTTTAAAAAAGGCTGTGATAAATCTCAAATAAAAAAATACATAGAAGGTGAAACAATTTACTTTGGTGATAGATGTTATCCTGGCGGTAACGATTATGCTATAAGTATGTTGTGCGACAAGTTCTACCAGATTGATAACGGTTGGAAACAAACATTTTCTATTCTTAAAGAATACCATAATAAACACTAGTTTTATGAGGTTGATTGATATATATAGTATAAGATGATTTGGACGTATAAAGGTAATACTGTTGAAGAAATTCCAGAAGGCTATATGGGCTTTGTTTACCTTATCACAAATCTAACAAATGGCAAGCGTTACATTGGCAAAAAGCTAGCAAATTTTAAAAAATCTAGACCACCTTTAAAAGGCAAAAAGAATCGTAGGCGATATACTGTAGAAAGTGATTGGCGTGACTATTGGGGCTCCAGTGACAAACTACAAGCAGACGTTTTAGAATTAGGCACAGAAAATTTTACAAGAGAAATATTATATTTTTGCACCAGTAAGGCTGAATTAAGTTACTTAGAGGCTCGTGAACAGTTTGAACGTAAAGTTCTAGAAACTGATGATTATTATAATGGCATCATTGATGTCCGTGTTGGCAAATCTAAGGCTCTATTAGAATCTCTGCAAAATCAAAAAGACATACCCTCCATATAAAAGCATTGAGGAGGCGGCACTAGGTGTTTAGCCAACGGATCTTGCTGAGGGAAACAAACCAAATGAGTGGGCTCTCCTGTGCCATTGGATCCCACGGATAGCCGATACTGTAGACGTTATTGCAGTCGGTGTTTCTGCGTTGTAAGCAGTGTGTAAAGGGGTATCGCACAACCGCCTCTGCCTGTATAAGGTTGCACTATAACGTTGCGCTAGTGGACGATGGGTAATACCTTGTTCGGTCGCATTTAGCTGTAACAAGCTAAGTGCGACTGAAACTCCAGGTAATATATAATCATAAAAGATTATAAAAAAAATAATTCAATCGAGCGATTAAGCGAAGATTGATGATTAGCGTAGCTAATCGAATAGTATATAAAATACTATCAGAACATAGTTGTTGATATACCTTTAGCTTTATCTAATGCTTGTTTTTCTTTTTCATTTTTATCAATTATTGTTTGTGTGATTTCTTTAAGATAACTTAAAGGAACATTCCAAAGTTCTGATATTTTAAATGCTCCGCTAGAATATAAGACAATGTCGAATACTTCTTTACGTAGTCCTTTAGCCATCTTTTCATAATTTAAGATAACTTTAGCAACATCATTTGTTGCTGCTATTTCGGAGTGAAAAAAAAAGTAGGGTTAAATTCAACACTTGCATCGAATGTATGATTGCATAACTCGTTGCTGCATGTGAATGTATGCGTTCTTGGGATACCGCTTACATTTAAATGTTCGCCGGCTTTTTTAATTCTTTCGTTACTTTTTAAATCTAAATTTTGAACCCATTGAAGTATATCTTTGTATTCGGTAACTACTTTCCCGTCTGGTGTTGTTACTGACTCGATCATATCTGCAATTACTGCTAGGTTTGCAGCCGCAATGCGATTTAAACTATTTTCGACTAATTTTTTAGAATTTTCAAAATCATTTTTAGCTTCTAACTCGACTATAGTTTTTCTAAGTCTAGCTACTTCCACACTTTCTATACTCGATGCTGTCATGACTGCTAGTGTGTTTGGTTTTAATTTAAGTTTTAGATTTTTAATCTCAATTTCAACATCATCGTTTATAGTTTTTATTTTACTCAACATTGTTGGTATGTCTATTGAGTAGTCTGTTATTTCATTACAGTTTGGACATTTAACTGAAACATCCATGTCTTTACCTTGCGTAACTGCTCGTGTTGCAACTAGAATTGCATCAACGTCGGGTATAGCAACATCGTAAGGGTTTTCGATATCAGGTGCTACACTTTGAATAACAACAAATAGAGATTCACCGTTATATAAACTGTCTGGGACCTTTAATATCATTTCATCTTTTGTAGTCATAGGCATTATGCCTATTTCTCCTGACACAGATAATTTTGGTTTTGTTTTATACCATCTGCCACCGGATGGCAATTTAATGTATATTTCCTTGTTTCTGTAATAATTCTCTAACGGATTGCTCATATTTAAAACCTATAAATAGTATATATATGTATTTATCTGAATAAAGTGAGTAGTTAATGGCAATAATTAATATACCAGTCGGGGGTGTTGCAGTCGGTATTGAAATACCTGATTTTGCAATGGAATATACTTCCCAGCAAATGTTGTCTGAATTGAAACAACAAACTGCTATACTTCAAACAGGAACACAAGCGCAAGTAACAGCGTTAAACAACCTGTCGGGCGGCGGAACGTCTGGAAGATTATCATCGGCAGCGGCATCTAATGCAAACAATAATCAAGTTTCCGGAATCAATCGTCTTTTTACTGGTATAGAAGCTGGGTTTCAACAATTAATAGCTAATGCAGGATTACAAGAAGCAGTTGAGAAAATGTTTGCTGGTTTTGGTATGGAACGTTTTGGGGCAGCGTTAGGGACTGTTGTAGGAATAGTAGAACAAACGGCCGAAAGTATGGGAAAACTCGGAAGAATTGGTGCTAATGCAGGAATGTCCTTGATTGATTTAAGAGATAAAGCGGCAAAAGTTGGTTTAGGACTAGAACAAGTAACTGCATTTGTTAGCACATTCGGGACAACAATTACAAGTTTAGGTAAAAATTCTACTGAGGGAACACACAGACTACTTGAGTTTGTCAGTGAGCTACGAACAGCTACAAAAGATGTTGGTTATTTTGGCATGTCTTCTACAGAGATGACACAGTATATGATAGACGAGTTAGAAATACGTCGACAGTTAAATGATACTATGACAATGCAAAATCTTAATGCTCAACAAGTGTCAACTGCATTAAGAGAACAATATATGCAGCAAATGGCAGTAGCAAGATTAACAGGTCAAGACGTTCACGCTCGGATAAGAGCAAGAATGGATGCTGACCGAGACGTTAATTATGCGGCTGCAATGGCAGGCCTAGATGAACGACAAAAAAGAGCTGCTGATGCAGCAGCATCAGCATTATCTGAACTAGGCCCAGCTGTGCAAGAAATGATGCGAAAAGCAATGACAAATCAGTTTTTAGGTATGCCTGCGCCTGTAAATAACGAAGGATTTGCAGAATTTGCAGGCGTTACTCAAGGTATAACAGGTCTAGATATGATTGGCCTGGTTCAACAAGTTGTAGCTGCTTCTAATTCAGGAGATGCTGAAATGGCTCAGGCATTGATAAGTCAGATGGCTATAGGGTTTGACAACATGACTCAAGAACAAAAAAGACAATTAGGGGTTCTTAGTGCAGGCGGCGGAGTAGAAGGTGCTACTATGGCATTAACTGTAGCGATGCAAGCTACACCTCCTGTGGTAGATGCAATGAACGCATCACTTAGTGAACTCATTGACGCATTCAGAACAGCAGCATCAGAAATAAGTTCAGCAGGTAATATGAGGATAGCAGGATTTAAACAAGATTCAGAGGTAATGATACAACAATTACAAGCATCTTTGTTCAATACTATATTAGGTGCTACCGGAACTAGTGCGTTGAATGAAACACAAAGTATGGACGCATTAATGAAAGTAATGGAACTGGGAGTAAACTCTACTGCAGGGATGCAAGAAGTAACCCGGCAAATAGGTGAAATAATGTCAGTGGTGCGTGAAGGTGCAACTACGGCGTTGGAAGAATTAACACCTGATGAAATTGGTCAAGGTGTCAGGAATGCATTGAGTGATTTTTTTGCACAAACATCACAAAATATTGCAGATAACAGAGCTATAATGGCAGCACTACTAGATGAGATACGCCGTAATGGTATATTCCAATAAGATAAATATACTACAAATAAAAGAGAATATAACACATGTCATGGAAGAAACACTTCACTCTATATCAAGGTCAAGATACTAGCGCAGCTAAACCTAGTAGCGCAAGCCGCTTTCAAAGCTGGTTACCAGAAGTTTACAGCGGTCAACCAAACCGTGTAGAACGCTATGCACAATACGATCAAATGGATATGGACAGCGAAGTAAATGCTGCACTTGATATTATTGCAGAATTCAGCACACAGCTAAATGAAAAAACGAACTCCCCGTTTGAATTTAAATTCAAAGAAGATGCTACTGAAAGTGAAGTGAGGATATTAGAACAAACACTTCGTCAATGGTGCAGTTTACAAGACTGGGATCGTAGAATGTTTAGAACATTCCGTAACGTTATAAAGTATGGAGATCAGTTTTTCATACGTGATCCAGAAACATGGGAATTGTATTATGTAAATCCGGTTGATGTTAGTAAAGTAATCATCAATGAAGCAAAAGGTAAAGAACCTGAGCAATATGTTTTAAAAAATATTAATCTAAATATTAAAGACAAAACAGTTAGTAAACCCGTTCAACTTGCACAGTCTTATAGCACAGTTAATAGCACAGTCAGATCACAAGTAGTCGACAGAACTCCTGTAGGTAATGGTGCAAACTATCAGTCAAACTTTGGTAACATACAAGAATACAGTGTTGATGCAACGCACGTTGTTCATACAGCATTAACTGAAGGCATGGACAGTGATTATCCGTTTGGTAGTAGTATATTAGATCCTATCTTTAAAACTTACAAGCAAAAAGAATTGCTAGAAGACAGTATTATTATCTATCGTGTTCAAAGAGCGCCCGAACGTCGAGTGTTTTATGTTGACGTAGGTAACATGCCTGCAAACAAAGCAATGGGATTTGTTGAACGTGTAAAAAATGAAATCCACCAAAAGCGTATTCCTAGTAGAACCGGCGGCGGCACTACTATTATGGATGCAGCATACAACCCGTTAAGTATCATGGAAGATTACTTCTTTGCTCAAACTGCAGAAGGTCGTGGCAGTAAAGTAGAAGTATTACCGGGCGGCACTAATTTAGGCGAGATTGACGATCTAAGATATTTTACAAATAAAATGTTAAGAGCTTTGCGTGTTCCAACAAGTTATTTGCCCACTGGCCCAGATGATGGAACTGCAACATATGTTGATGGTAAAGTAGGCACTGCATTTATTCAAGAATATAGATTTAATCAATATTGCAAGCGATTACAAAACATTGTTAGTCCTGTGTTTGATAAAGAATTTAAACTCTTTATGAAAAACCGTGGCATCAATATTGATAGTGGTATTTTTGAACTTAAGTTTGTAGAACCACAGTCATTTAGCCAATATAAAGAAATCGAAGTTCATGCTGCCCGTGCAAACGTGTTTGCAAACTTAGAACCTGTTCCATACTTAAGCAGACGTTTTGTATTAAGCAAGTATCTCGGTTTAACTGAAGATGAGATACTAGAAAACGAACGCATGTGGGAAGAAGAAAACAAGCCAGGGACAACACCTGATTCAGAAAGCACACCAGGATTAGGTAGTGTTGGTGTTAGAGGATTTGACACTGCGCCTGATTTAGGCGACACTACACCAGACGAGACACCAACAGAAGAGGGTAGTCCTATTAGTGGTGAAGAAAATGCACCAACACCACCCGCCGGACAAGAAGGATTATAACGATGCGTAGTAACGAGTTTTTAGTTGAATATTATGATGCAGAAGATGATGAATACAGTAATCGTAAAATAGACGATACTCGTCGTAGTCGGTTAACACTAAAGCATTTAAATAGATTGCGTAAGCAACGTGAAGTTCACGCAACTGAATATGCATCTAGAATTGAAAGTATTAAAGATATCTATTCAAAACCAGCAGCAGAATAATATCTTATAACAGTGTAAAACAGCACAAAAACTACTTATACTAAGTGGTTTAATCAAAAAGTGCTGTTTTTACCACCATTTAAGCAGGCAAAATGTCTTGGTTGCTAAATAAAACTGTAAACCATCTTGGTAAGCCTGTAAAATTTTTAAGGAGATTAACAAAATGAGCAATCACAAGGATTCACTAGTAAAAGTCCTTGAATATCTTGTTAACGACGAGCGTGAAAAGGCATCAGACCTTCTACACACTATCTTTGTTGAAAAAGCAAAGAATCACTGGGCAGCTATTACTGAAAGTGATGAAGAAGTCGAAGAAGAAATTCAAGAAGAAGACCTAGACGAAACAATCGATGTAAGCGACGAGGAAGATGATTTCCTAAGCGATATCGAAACTGCTGAAGAAGAAATCGATAACGAAGAAATCTTCGACGCAGAAGAAATGGACGATGAAGAAGAAGCATCGGACGAACTATCATTTGATATGGGTGCAGACGATTCGGGCATGGAAGACATGGGCGATGAAGGCGACGACTCAGACGCAGAAGCAGCACTAGCAAATGTTGAAGATGCTATTGCAGAACTTCGTGCAGCATTTGCAGACCTAATGGGCGATGCAGATGAAAGCGAAGAAGACGAAGAGGGCGAAGAAGACGAAGACATGAAAGCATTCGGCGAATCAGTTGCTCTTAAGTCAGTAAGTGTTTCTATGCCAGATCATACAGACACTAGTGCAAAGTCACCAGTAGGTAAAGGCGGCAAAGGTCCAACCGATGCAAAACCACACCCAACTGACACTAAAGTCGAGAATGGTGGCAAAGCACCAGCAGCAAAGCAGATGAGCGTTAAAGGCCCAGAAGGCGGAGCAAAGCTAAGTGCAGCACCAGCACCGAAAAGAGAGATGAAGTAATATGTTTAAGCCACTCACCGAGCACCTAACATTTAATCAAGCAAATATAATTACCGAAGCTGTTGATGAAGCTAGCGGTAAGAGCTTGTATATGAAAGGTATTTTTATTGAAGGTGATGTGCGTAATCAAAACAATCGCATTTATCCAAAAGATGAAATCTATAGAGCAGTTAAAGCTATTAATGAAAAAATCAAAAAAGGATATAGCGTTTTAGGTGAGGCTGATCACCCAGATGATTTAAACATCAACCTTGATCGTGTAAGTCACATTATCACTGAGATGGATATCGACGGTGCTAATGGTATCGGTAAACTAAAAATTCTGCCAACTCCGATGGGAAATATTTGTAAAACCTTATTGGAAAGTGGAGTAAAACTGGGCGTTTCCAGTCGGGGAAGCGGCAATGTAAGTGAAAATGGACATGTCAAAGACTTCGAAATAATCACTGTCGACATCGTTGCTAATCCGAGCGCCCCAGATGCATATCCTGATCCAATCTATGAAAGAATTATGAATCATAGACGTGGAAATGTATTAATGGATGTTGCTAGTGCTGTTAAGCATGATGCAAAAGCACAACGTTATCTCCAAGAAGAGGTAACGAAACTTATAACCAACTTAAAGTATAGGAGAGATTAATATGGCTCACGCAATAGATGAACTATTAAGCTCAAAGACGCTCTCCGAAGAGGTAAGATCTTCAATTAATGAAGCATGGCAAGCACAACTAAGTGAAGCACGTGAACAAATCACTGCAGAACTTAGAGAAGAATTTGCACAGCGTTATGAAAATGACAAAGCGCAAATTGTAGAAGCAATGGATTCAATGCTCGGTGATGTAATTGCTGCAGAACTTAACGAGTTCAAAGCAGACAAAGCTAAGTTATCTGAAGATCGTGTCGCTTACCGCAAGCACATGTTAGAACACGCAAAGGTTCTAGATGGGTTTGTTATGGAAGCACTTCGCAAAGAAGTTTCCGAACTTCGCGAAGATCGTAAAGCTCAAAAATCAAATATGGCCACATTAGAAGGCTTTGTTATTGAGCAACTTACCAAAGAGCTAAACGAGTTTCATGAAGACAAACGCTCACTAGTTGAAGCTAAAGTCAAAATGATAAAAGAAGGCAAGACTGTTATTGAGTCTGCAAAGCGTGAGTTTGTTGAAAATGCTGCAAAGAAAGTAAATTCCATTCTTGAATCAACTATCAAGAAAGAACTTACTACACTACGTGAAGATATTCAAGTCGCAAAGCAAAACACTTTCGGCCGTAAAATATTTGAAACATTTGCAGCTGAGTTTATGAGCAGTATGCTTAACGAAGGCACTGAAACTGCAAAACTAAACAAAAAAGTCAATGAACTAACCCGCAAGCTAGACGAAGCAACAAAAACTATCGCTACAAAAGAAGTCCAACTACAAGAGTCAGCACGTAATGCTCGCATTGTAGCAGACAAAGCAGAAAGAAAAGCAATCATGAATGAAATGATGGCTCCACTTTCTAAGCAGCATAGAGAAATAATGGGTGCATTACTTGAAAGCGTTCAAACAAAGGACCTACAAGGTGCATTCAACAAGTATCTACCATCTGTATTGAAGGAAGATACTAAAAAAACAGAAACTAAGAAGGTCCTCAGTGAATCTGCAAAAGAAGTCACTGGAAATAAGCAAGTTGTAGCAGAAGCTGCAGTCGATGCCAATATTGTAAACCTTCGTAAATTAGCCGGACTAAACTAAGGAGACCGAAAAATGGACGCATTATTTGAAAATTGGAATGCAACCAAAGACGCATTAACAGACGGTCTATCTGGAACAAAGAAAAAAGTAATGGAAACAACTCTTGAGAATACCAAGAGATACCTTGCAGAAGCTGCATCCTCAGGTGCAACACAAGCTGGTAACATTGCAACACTTAACAAAGTTATCCTTCCAGTTATTCGTCGTGTTATGCCAACTGTTATCGCTAACGAGATCGTTGGTGTTCAGCCAATGACTGGCCCAGTTGGTCAAATTCACACTCTACGTGTTCGTTACGCTGAAACTTTTGACTCAGCAACTGCAGGCGATGAAGCACTAAGCCCATTCGCAATTGCAACTGGTTACTCAGGTAACGCAAGCACAAACCGTGCAGATTCTACAAGCGCACTAGAAGGTATCGCTGGTAAGAAACTAAGCATCCAAGTTCTAAAGCAAACTGTTGAAGCTAAAACACGTAAGCTATCAGCACGTTGGACTTTTGAAGCTGCTCAAGATGCAAACGCAATGCACGGTCTAGACGTTGAAGCAGAAATCATGCAAGCTCTTGCACAAGAAATCACTGCTGAAATCGATCAGGAAATCATTGCAAGCCTAAACTCACTAGCAGGCACAGCAGCTGATACTTACAACCAAGCAGGTGTAAGCGGCACTGCAACCTTCGTTGGTGACGAACATGCTGCACTAGCAGTTCTAATCAACAAGAACGCAAACACTATCGCAGCCCGCACACGTCGTGGTGCAGGTAACTGGGTAGTTGTTAGCCCAACTGTTCTAACTGTTCTACAGTCAGCAACTACTTCAGCATTCGCAAGAACAACTGAAGGTCCATTCGAAGCACCAACTAACACTAAGTTTGTCGGTACTCTAAATGGCACTATGAAGGTTTATGTAAACCAGTATGCAGCAAACGATGATGTCCTAGTTGGTTATAAGGGTTCAACTGAAACCGACGCAGCAGCATTCTACTGCCCATACATTCCTCTAATGAGCTCAGGAACTGTTCTAGATCCAAGCACATTCGAGCCAGTAGTTAGCTTCATGACACGTTATGGTTATGTAGAACTAAGCAACCAAGCTTCATCTCTTGGTAACGCTGCAGACTACCTAAGCAAGATTGCTGTCACAACTGCAAACCTAAGCTTCAGCTAATAGTTTGTTATACTACATTAAGAACAGGGCCTCAGGGCCCTGTTTTTTTATGGATTTTTAAATAAATATGTATAACAAGGAGAAACTGAAATGACAGAAACAAGATTCCCTACAGGTATTAGCGGCAGAAAAAATGATGACTTAGACATTTGGAGTGACTCAGATATTGCATTATATCCACAAGGAAACATTTGGATTAGTCAAGGAACTAAGCTAATATTTGAAGGAACTATTCCTGATGATTATGAAATTAAATTGCAAGCTACTACTGCAACTGCAGACAGAGATATAATATTGCCTGATGCAAATGGCACTGTTGCAGTAAGCGTAAGTGATACAACAACAACCGTGCAAGGTGAACTAAATTTAGATTTTACATTAAGTTCTGCTGGAAACATAAGTGCAACAGGAACAGTATATGGATTGGCTGGAACCGATTCTCCTACTTTTACTGGATTAACTATTAATGGAAGTAGCATAATTTTTGAAGGGTCAGTGGCAGACAATTTTGAGACAACACTTACTGTTACTAATCCTACTGCAGACAGAACAATAACATTTCCGGATTCTACAGGAACAGTTGCATTATTAGGTTCATTGAGTGTAGGCACAGAAGGCGTAGCATCAGGTGATGGTGGTATTGCTTATAACAACACAACAGGTGTCTTTACATATACTCCGCCAGATTTAAGCAGTTATCTAACTGCAATCCCGGCTAATATTTCAGTTACAACTGCCTCTATTTCGTCAACATTAACATTAACATTATTGAATACTGCACCTGCAAGCCCAGTGAATGGTATGATCGCAGCTAGTGATGGGACAGGCTGGAACCCTGCAGGTGATGGATTACAACATATAAATGCATATATTAATGGTGCTTGGGTTCAGATAGCGTAACTAATAAATATTATAAACAAGTGAGAGTCTAATGGCATTAAATTTTGACCACCAACGAAATAGAATTAGTTCTAGTAACGAAACTAT